ATCAGAAACGCCCATAGCCGATTTGTTCAAGAGTTTCAGTTCCTGCGCTCATCCGGAAGGGTTGACGGTTGACGAATACAGGGATATACAAACGGCGTTTTTTAGCGGAGCGGTCACAATACTTTCGGTCGTTCAAAACGCCGAACCTGTTCTGGGACAAGAAAATGCATTGCAACTTTTTAAAAACATGCTGAGCGAAGCCGAAAAAACGAACATAAAAGTGGATTTGTTTTTATTGAGAAAAAAATCATCGGGCAATTAAACCAACGTTAAGGATAAACAAATTGACAAACTCGACGAAACAACATATATTGAAAGTGTCTGCAACTCGGGATCTCTTTCCCGCACAAATCGATAGTGCGGGATGTTTCGTTGTATCATTCGCCAACTCTCCCCTTGTTGCGAGGCCTGGGGCACCCTACCGAGGGGTGAGACAAGAGTTGGCTTTTTTTTGTCTAAAAATATCGGAGGTGCAATTTGAATTATCGCACCGTATTAGTTAAAGATTACCAGCCGAATTTGCGCTTCAGAGTATACAAAATTTTCAGATTGTTTGAGATCCCATTTCGAACAAAGAGCGCCTACTATGCCGCAGTTGTCAGAGATGCCATAAATTCAAGTGATACAATTCTTCCGGAAGAAAAAACGCAAGCCTTAATCATCGCTCGTGAAATGATGGGATATAATTCTTTGGCGAGGCCGAAAAAATGAATGATACCGGATTCATAAAGGTGTGGAGAAAGATTATGGATTCTCCATTGTGGCCGGGCAATTGCAATCGATCGTTCACCGAATTCGAGGCGTGGATTGACCTTATTATGATGGTCAATTACGCGGAAAAACCTTGGCGCGGAACGATCGTCAAACGAGGCGAAATTATAACATCAGCAGGAAATTTAGCAACACGATGGAAGTGGGATAAATCGAAAGTTAGACGATATTTGAACCGCCTCAAAAACAGCAAACAAATCGACGCGCGTACCGTCCCGGCATCCGACACTCAAGCGAAACACGGGGCGACGCGCATAAGTATAGTAAATTACAACACTTACAACCCTGCGCGACACTCGTCCGACCCGCGTGGCGACACTCGTCCGACCCGCGTACCGAACCCAACTAAAAGAATAAAGAATAAAGAAGAAGAAAAACATGGTTCAAATGAACCAGAAAATGAACATCAATTCGACAAATTAAAGAATTATCCTGAACGTGGAATTTATTCCGAATTCTTCATGACAACTTGGAGCGATTATCCTTCCAAATCCGGGAAAAAAGAAGCGGCACGTCATTGGAATTCTACCATCAAAAATGAAGATGATGTATTGCGAATCACTATGGCTCTTGAAAAATACAAACTTCATTTAAAAATGAATTCTTGGAAACATCCGATGAACGGAAAAACGTGGTTCAACAATTGGCAAGATTGGGAAAATTGGGTTGAACCTAAAAAGAACGGAAAATTCATTCCTAAAGTAGGTGAGTACGATCCCCATGGGGAACAAATCATCAAGGTTTTTGATGGCGGAAATTATCGAACTGATAACAATGGTTATGTTTACGATGCCGACAAAGATATCTATAGGAAGGTGAAATGAAATACAAAATCGGTAAAACCAAAATTGAGATCAAAGTTGAAGGATGTCACGATTGTGGCACCCTTTGGTCAAGTGGGTGGGTTCCTCTTAAAACAACATCGATTTCGATCAACAATCGTGAAATAGATATTCGTATACCGCTTTGTCGAGATTGCCTCGATCGTCGAACAAATCCCAATCCTTTACAGATCACAATTTTTGAAATAGGGGAGAGAAAATAAAGTGAGTCGAAAAACGAAAGGCACCCTGCCGGCAGGAGAAAATTTCAGATTTATGGATTATGCATATTTAAAACCGGTTTATGAATCGAGGAATTATGTTCAAAATCCTTTTTTCGGTTTAAGTATGGAAGCTATCGAATTTCAATTCGGTCGAGATATGGCCGCCTGCGTTTATGATTATTTGATTGCAACGGGTATAAATCTGACAACCTCGAACGGTCCTATCGTTCACAAGGCGCCCCACCAACGTGTTTATTCTTTTTTGTATATCGAAGAAATGGATATCGAAGTTGATATTATTCATTGTGAATTTTATTTGACATGCAATTCATGGACGATGGCGGATCAAGATTTGTTGATTCAAAAAATCAAACGATCAAATTTTCATGAACGTTCAATGCCGCCTAATTTTAGTATGAAAGATTACATCATTGATAGATGTCATAGATACGTCAATTCAGACGATACGGAAATTTGGGCCCAATCAATATAAGGAGAGAGATATGAAGGCAATTCTTGTGAGTGATGAACATTTCGAATTTTTGAAAAGTTTGTCAAATCAATTGAAAGAAGAAAATCGAAAATTAACTCAACAGCACGCGACAGCAGATCCTTGTTTCTGCGTTTATCATAAAAAGAGACACTATGCAGATTATACGGGATCGACGGACGGCGATGGAACTGGATGGGTGATCGACGATGAATTCTATCTGGAAGATTGGAACGACAGTTCTTTGAATGAAATCATTGCCGAATGGAAAAAAGATTATCCGGAAGATAAAAATGCCGACAAATATGAAATCCTCGAAACGTTGAAAGCCAGACATGTTTATTTCGTTGAATATCCGGTGTTCGTTGGAGCTTTTTTGACCGACAAAGCCGCTCGAAATCACATCAAACAAAATCGACATCATTACAAAGATCCCTACGTTTATGTCGATTCGTTTTGGCGCAATTATGAAATGCAGGATTTGAGGGTTTCTTTGGCAAATATGGATTTCAATGTTGTTGAACACGAAGAAACAGAAGGAGAATAAAAATGAAAGGCGTGATTTATTTTAAAGAATCAGTGCACGATTTCGAAAAAATCAACCTAATCGGCGACAGAAATCATGGTGATAGATACAAATGTGTTCGTTGTGGAATCGAAGGCGTTCGCCCTGCTTTTGAAGAATATCTCAACATTAAAAATTGCAAAAGGCAATTGTATTTAAACTGTGTCGGCGAAACAAAAAAACCTCAAAAGAAAATTCGTTTAATAATGGATATCCCCGTCAACAAATCTCACGGTCTTTTCGAAAACGGTATTTATGAAACGATCGAATGCCCGGATTCTCACAAGCATTTGAAAAGTGAATCGGGAGTTTGGGTCATGAGCAAAATTGAACCGGTTCGAATACATCCTCATGAATACGTAATTGTTCAGCAGGAGGGAGAATAATGGGAAAAGATTCTAAAATCGGTTGGACAGATCACACATGGAATCCGATTATCGGATGTCATAAAGTGAGTCCAGGATGTAAATTTTGTTATGCTGAGCGATTAGTTAAACGTACGGGGAAAGATTTTAGGGAAATTCGACGAGCTGGTGATAAAACGTTCTATGCTCCCCGAAAATGGAAAGAACCGGCGAAAGTGTTTACTTGCAGCTTGAGCGATATTTTCATCGAAGAAGCGGATCGATTTAGGAATGAAATATTTGAGATCATTTGGGAAAATCCTCATTTGACGTTTCAAGTATTGACTAAACGAATCGAACGAGTGAATCGTCGTTTGTTAAGTTTATATTGGCCTTCCGGAAATCCTATGGCCATACCACCCAATATTTGGATCGGAACATCGGTCGAAAATCAAGAGATGGCGGAAAAGCGAATTCCCGAATTGATTTTTTTAAAAAGATGTTATCCGGACATGATTACGTTTTTATCGTGCGAACCACTCATCGGGCCGCTTGAATTATTTAATTTTTCAGAAGGTGTTCTTGATGGTGTAGCTGTTATAAAAGATGGCGGTGTAACTCCATCAACGCCGAATGATCCACCGGAAGGATATGATTCTTCTTATTCCGGTATCGATTGGGTGATAACAGGCGGCGAATCAGGACCTGCCAGCAAAATTCGATCGGCAAATATCGACTGGTTCAGATCAATTCGTGATCAATGTATCACCGCAGGAGTCCCGTATTTTCACAAACAAAATGGTGGATCCACTAAACGTGATTTAAATGGCAAACCAAATCGAGAAGGTGAATGGGGCGGTCGTTCTCTTGACGGTCGAACGTGGGAACAATTTCCTAATTTCGAAATTTTGGAGAATTTTCAATCATGAAAATCAAAGCCGTTTATTCCGCCGTTTACAGTTTCGATAATATCTATATCGATACGATTATAGTCACCAGTTCAGGAATATTGAGATTCAACAAAGAATTTTGGAAAGCGGGAAGTCAAACATCTCGTCAACTGGTTTCTAATTGGGTTTGGAACATGGAAGAACAGATGTTGGAATTTTCTTGGACGGTCGACAGAATCATCCGTGTTGCTCCCATTTGGATTAATCCGGAATGAATGACGAAAACAAAATCACCGCTCGATTAACTGAAGTAGAATTTTATACCGCGGACATCGATTATGATTCGTTTGCAACCCGAGACGCGGCACGTGAAGCATGGCTTTACAATTACCTGATCGAAAAAGGATTCGACGTTGATCGAGAAATCAAAATTCGAGGGAGTTTTGAATTTTCTAATTTCCTCGAATTCGAACAAGAAATGGAGAAATGAAATGAATGAAAAAACAATCAAAAGATGGCTTGATGAATCGAACGAAGTTTTAAAAAAGCTCGATCTGGGCGACATCATTCACCGGCCCGATAGCGAAAGTTTTCGTATTGAAAAAATCGGGATGGATATTTTTTATCACCCCAAAGGGGATCCATATTCCGGAATACAATTCGAAGTAACCGTCGATGACAATAATGCAGATGGATTTTTGGATATAGGGATGTATGACGATTTCCGCTGGGCGCTGGCCAGTGCGATCGGTGCCTATTATTCCGGAAAAGCTACAAATTTTTTTGATCAAATCGCGGACAGAAAGCGAGGTGAGTGATGAGTGATGAAAGATGGAAAAATTATACATGCTATCCGATTGCACCTCAATTGATGAATTTGTATAGGGTCGCCATTCATATCGATGGAGAATGGTATATACCCGGAACGTCGAAACCTGTTAGAAAAGAGAATTTGGGAGAAATTTGTTCAAGGTCAATCGATGAAATTGTAAAAGAGAATGAACAGTTGCGTACTGAAATGAAGGAATTGAAGGACAAAAATTTCATCAACGGATTAAACGAAATCAAAACCGAAGAATTTGAAGATGTTCTAAAATCTATTTCCAATGTTGTTAAAGTGATTTTCAAAAAATACAAAGAAACGCAAAGTTTGTTCGAAGAATTTCATGTGATTATGGAATCAGTTGATAAAGCACTTGATAAAGTTTCGAAGAGGTCAAAATGAAATTGGCAGAATATCTCACTTCCGGAATAATCATAAATAAAAAAGCTAAATTAAAAATCGACGTTCGTTTAAGTACTGGCGAATTCATGAAAAAAGGTGAAACCGGTTCGTTATTGATCGATTTCGGAAATGGGAAATATCACTTCGAACACAACGATTTTGCTTGTCAAGTTTCTAGGGAAGAAATCGAGTTAATCAATGTGTGATCATTCGATCGAAAAGAGAAAATTTGTTTTAAATCAGTATCGAGAAGCGATCGAAAAAAAAACTGTAACCTGCGGGTGCGGTCACATCATACCGACAGCCAATTCTTATCGATGTTATTATTGCGGGGAGTTTTACTGCTTTCAATGTGCAGCTGTTCATTTTGGAATGACAAGAAAGGAATATCATAAAAAAAAGGAGAAAAAAAATGGATCAAAATAAACGAAAACCGGGAACATACATGGTGAAATTGAAGGGTCGAAAAAATTGGATTCCGTTGGAGTGGACGGGTATTCGATGGAAAGGTTACACTCTTGAGGGCGGTGACGAAATCGTAGAAATAAACGAGTTGATGCTGGAAGAAGTTTTTCAAAAACTAGAAGAAACAATGCAAAAAACTACTGAAGTGTTCGATTTAATATCGAACATTTTGTTGACAACTTTAGAAAAAACGAATTTGATTCTCGAAATCAAACAAAGAAAAACTCGATGGAAACAAGTGAAAGGTGGCTATCAAGAAGTTGAGTTTATTTCCTATGATCACGATGTAAGTGAATTGAAAATTCTTAATTATAATGTTAATGATGCATTAACCAAAATCCAACGTTTTCGAAAGGAAGGTGAATTTTGAGTGAAAATTACACCGCAAAAGAATTTAAAGCCGGCGAACATCTAAAAAACAAAAAAAGAAGGCCCAATAAATATCGCGCCAAAGCTACGACCGTCGACGGTATTCGATTTCACAGCAGAATGGAAGCACGATATTATCAGGGATTGAAATTGAGAGTTAGTGCAGGTGAATTGAGTTATTTCCTTCGGCAAGTGGGTCTTGATCTTCCCGGGAATACTCGATATTTCGTCGATTTCGTTGAATTTTTTCCGGACGGCCGAGTCGAATATATCGATGTGAAAGGATTCGAAACAGCCGTGTTCAAATTCAAAAAAAGGCAAGTTGAAAGTTTGTATCCAATCAAAATAAAGGTGGTCAAATGAGTTGGATTTTTGGAGTTCCAAACGCCGTGAAATGGAAACGAATAGCGCAAGAAGCTATGTTCATGGGTAAACCGATTTCAAAAATGACTCGCGATGAATTGTTGGCCATTGTTGGATATCTCGCAACTCAAAATAACAAATTGCTCGAAAAACAATTCACTGAAAACTATGAGCGTTTACGTTTGAGCGGGGAATATGATCATGAAGACGTTTGAACAAATAGAGCAGCTGGGCGAAGGTTCTCATAAATGTGGATGTTTTTTTTCAGGTTGGATCGAAATAAGTAAAATTGAAAACGGGTATGATGTTTATTGGGGATCTGGAAAAAAAACTCACAATCCACTTTATTACGGATCGATGTTGGCCGCAAGTTTTTACCCTAACAAAATAGATAGAGTTTATCGATCGCATATTACTATGTGGCCGGTTTATGATGAAGCGACAAAGAAACATGTTGTTTCGCGATTGAGAACAAGAATAGAAATGGCCTATAAGTATAGGCAATCAAGGATATGAAAGATCCCAACTATCAACCTAAATATATTTTCGAACCAATTTCGATTGATATAAAAATTCAACTGACGGAAGAATGGGCCGCGTTCAAAGATCAAAAAAGAAAATTGGAAAAAATGTATTCTGAATTTGTGAGTGCCGGTACCGATCCATGGAAAAACGAAGATTTTAATGCTGATGTAAATAATTTTTTCAGGTTCACAGTTTATTCACTTGAAGCAAAATGGAGAGAAATTCAAAATGAGCAAAATCGAACGTAAGACAATTGTGATATTATCCGCCCTTGAAATGATTTCTAAAAATCGAATCGATCAATCAATTATTCAAGCAATAAATAAAGTGGCTGTTCAGTATCGTTCTGAAGTTACGCCCAAACAATCGCAAGCGATACAAACGACAGTTGCATATATCAAAGAATATTTGGCGGGTCTCGTTATGGATGCAAACGAATTAAAGTTACTCACATTTGCTTTCGCTGTTGACTATTCGGAAAAATGCGTCGGCAACAGAAAAATCGTTTGGAAAAACCTTCATGATCTTTGTTTGAAAGAATTGAATGATAAAAAAATCGATCACGAAAGGATATATGGTGTTTTTTCTCAAATAAATATGCTTGCCGAAGCCGTTTAATGATTTCTTGCGAATGTAAGTTCTTCTATCTATACTAGATTAGTCTAAAAAGGGATTTTCGATGTGATCACCGCCTGCGCCTGTTTTGTTTCCCATTATATTTTTCAAAACATGAAAGGATAAATCATGATTTATTTCTGGTTGTTTATTCTGTTTAGTGCAATGTGCCGATCAATCAAATTGATTGCGATAGAGCGACGAGAAACGACCCTACTGCCGGCCTTTATGGTTTCGATTAACGGACCTTTAAGATTCGACGGTTTCAGCATAGCGGCGTTTTTACAGCGTTCGTCGATGTTGATTGCCGGTGCTGTGTGGGGATATCACCACATACTTGAAATCACGTCGTTAGATTACGAATTCATGGTTTGGCAATTTGTCGTGATTTGGTTTGTGAGCGGCAATTTGTTCAGTCTTTTTTATCACACACTGTTCATGAAGAAAGAACATCGAACGTTCGGATTCGTTCAATGGTATAGGGATTTGGTAGATTTGATTAAAAGTCTATAGAATTTATCGGTTTGTAAGGGAAGCGTTTGTATCATGGCGGCCAATAAGCGAAAGAAAAAAGAAATAGAAAGGGATCTCGTTGTCGTCTCTGAATTGTATTTGAAAGGTCATTTTCAAAAAGATATCCCAATGTTATTGCAAGAAAGAACGAGCGCAAGTTATCTGTTGACTCAACAAATGATTAGCCGTGACTTGCAAAAATTACGGGAAATTTGGCGCGAAGAAGCCCTTGATAATATAAACGAAATGACGATTCGTGAACTGGCCAAACTCGATAAACTGGAACAACAATATTGGTTGGCGTGGGAACGCAGCTGTCAAAAATCAGAAAAAACGATCACGAAAGCGCGATCGATTCAATGGACAGACAATGACGATGTCAAAAAAGGAACAGATCCCCAAGTTTTCGAACGCTACATTCAACAGCAAGAAAGGGACGGCAACAAAGATTTTCTCGACGGGGTTCTAAAGTGTATTCAACAACGCTGTAGGATCCTCGGCATAGAAAAAGTCGACGGTAGCGGTAGCAATTCTGGGAAACCTCAGAAAATAAGATTCGGTAAATTGGAGATCGAATTTTGAATGATGAGGTTTTGTTTGAAAGTTTCCCCAAACAACAGGAATACGTCGATGCTGTTTTCAGTGGTGAATATTCATATCTGATGTATGGCGGCGCCATCAAGGGCGGAAAAACTTTTATCTGCCTGGCGCTTTTATTTGCTCTTTGTAAATTTTTCCCGGGAAGTCGATGGGCGATCGTCCGCGAGGATTGGGGAAGGATTCGAAAAAATGTCCTTCCGATTTTCAATAAAATCAAACCTCGATTTGTTGGTGATGTAAATCTGTCGTCGAAAGAAGCGACTTGTGCCAACGGTTCGAAATTGATTTTTTTCCCCGAATCATTGAAAACAGATCCGGACCTCGATCGATTCAAGGGCCTTGATGTAAATGGATTCTTACTTGAGGAAGCGAATGAATTAGCCGAAGATACTTTCTGGAAAGCGATTGAAAGGGCCGGTTCATGGATCATTCACGGTGACGACGGCAAACCTAAAAAGAATCAACCGCCGCCGATCATATTATTGAATACAAATCCGGCGAGTAATTGGGTCTTAAGGTTGTTTTATGCTCCCTTCAAAAAGGGACAATTGAAAAAACCTTATTTTTATTTACCGGCAAGCCCTTTCGATAATCCCTATTTGACAGAAGCATATCTTGAATCGTTGAAAAATCTTCCGGAAGCGATTTATCAGCGTTTCGTTGCGGGTGACTGGTCAGTACTGGAAGAACCCGATCAATTGATTTCTTATCAATGGGTGAAAAATGCTGTTGATTCACCTTTCATCGACGGAAAACGTCGAGCGGGAGTTGATGTCGCTAGATTTGGAGATGATGAATCGGTGATTGCAGGCATGAAAGGCTATACTTTGGTTGATTTAATTACAATTCCTAAAAACACTATCCCCCAGATCGTCGATCGTACAAGGATTTATATGCAGGGAAGAAAAATAGATTCAGATCTTGTCGGGGTTGATGTCGTGGGGATGGGCGCCGGGGTTGTCGATTATCTTCACAAAGATCATTTTTATGTGAAAGAAATAATCGCGGGAGCCAAACCCGTAGATATAGCCGGCATGTATGAAAGTTTTAGTTTTTACAATTTACGATCACAAATGTGGTGGCATGCTCGTGAAATGCTTCGATTAAAAAAGTGTGCTATCCGGATAGAAAATTACGATCGCCTGCAAGAAGATTTGACCGCTCCAAGATACAAAATATCTTCAGATAGAATGATTCGAGTCGAATCGAAAGAGGACATAAAAAAAAGAATTGGACGATCGACAGATCATGCCGACGCTTTCATTCAAGCGTTATTCGTCGAACATGTTCAATCTAAAATTCCCCAAATCGAATTCATTTAAAAGGATTTCTTTATGAATAAGGCAGACAAAAAAATAGATGATTTAATCGAGGTCTTGAAGCCCCTGTTGAAAAATTCCTTGAATTCGGGGAACGAATTTAATATAATCGTCTCAGGCAAACATTCTAAAATCGATAATGTCAAGATCAGCAAACTGGAAAAAAGGGACAACAAATTAGAAATATGGAATATTAAAGACATCGAAACAAAGAAGGTTTAAGCCCGCAGGCTCTGATCCAGATCATCTTTAAGTCGGCAGCCGTCTTTTTATCAAGGCTCTTCACATTTGGAGCGTTTTGATAAATCGACGGTTTTTTTTGTTTCAAATTAAAAGGAGAATTTATGCCAAAAGAGGTATTGTTTGAAAAAAGATACACTTTGAACGATGACGATTTGGAGAGATTGGATAAGGATTTCAGATATCATCCTCCTAAAGATGATCAACTTCCCCGATATACCGAAGTTCGAAATCAACAGAGACGAGTCGCCGAATTGATCATGAGTTTCTGCCCGCCGAGTCGGGAAAGATCGATCGCATTAACAAAACTTGAGGAAGTTGGATTTTGGGCAAACGCGGCAATCGCCCGTAACGAGTGAGGATATATGACTCCATTTGTAGCTACTTTCATTTTGTTATTAACTGTCACCGTTTGGATGACGACGAGTGTTTTCGCTATGGTTTACACGTTCAAAACGCCATTGGCGCGAGTCAAAAAGGGAGACGAATGGAAACTTCGATTCCTTTGGTATTACGGTTTCAGTTTTTTCTTATTTTTAATTATTTCGATCATGTTGGGCATTTTTGCTTTTGCCTCGTTTTATGTTTCAACAATTTTGGTCCCGATGAATGTTTGAGTTCATAGACAAAATAAATGCTGATCACGGAATCGAGGTAAAAAGAGCGATTTCCCAGACTGATCCCGTCGACGTATCGAACGAGGAAAATCCGTTCGCATTTTGGCAATCCGATCAATTCCCTAAAGATGATATAGAAATCCTCAATCATGTTTATCAATTGTTGCCGATCGTTTATCGTTGCATCAATACGAGAGCCAATAATCTTGCATCACTTCCCTTGCGTATTATTCAAACCGATTCGCAAGGAAATGAAATCGATATTTCCGATGATCCTGATTTTAAAGTCCTGATTCAAAAGCCAAATCCGTTTTACACGAATTATGATTTTTGGCGAGAATCGAGTATGCATTTGGATTCACAAGGCGAATTGTTTTGGAATTTTGACCTTTCACCTCGTGATGAAATTTTGTCGATATACTGGGATTGGAGAAGTGAGGAAGTAAAGGTCAATGGTCATCCCTCGACCCTTTATGATTCTTTTGAACGAACCGTCAACGGGAGAACGACGATTCATCTCCCAGAACAGGTTATGTTCATAAAATACGCAGACCCGACCAACATTCTTCGGGGCCTTTCTCCGCTTCGGGTTTCAAAAGACAATGTAATTTTGTCTGTTAATGAACGATCTTTTTTGAAGAATTTTTTCAAACAAGGTCTGCGGGTGGGCGGTTTGTTGACGACGGATAAAAACCTCGATGAAAAACAAAAGAATCGATTGAAATCTGAGATTCGTGCGCATCATTCCGGCGTTGACAACATGCACAAATTTATGGTTTTGTGGAACAGCATGACTTACGAGGCAATGGAAGGCATGAATTTGAGGGAAGCCGAAATTGTGGCTCTTTCCGAAATGAATCGTGAAGATATAGCGATCGTTTACGGTACTCCTTTCGAGGTGTTGGGTTTCGGTAAAAAAACAGATGAAAATTTCAAGGCGGCGATGACGTTGTTCTGGGAACAGACGATGATCCCTTATTCGAAAACGTTTTCGGCTTGCATTGATGCTTTCCTTCTTCCCCGTTTGTCGAATAAACCGAGAATCAAATCCCGATTCGATCTAGGTGGCGTTTCAGCTTTGAAACATGACATCATGAACAAAGCAAAAATATTCGACATGGCGATAAAGAATGGAAGCGCTTCGCGAAACGAATATCGACAATCCGTATTGAACGAATTCGGCAAATTCGACCCGCTCCCGGGAGATGAATTTGAAACGCCACAGATATCGCAAGGAAACGACGTAGCTGTTCAGGAGATCGATTCTAACGACGATATCAAAGCGATCGTCAAACAATTCACGGAAGAAGAACGAACAGCTATATGGCACGAAAAAATTGCCATCATTGAACGAAGTGAAAGCGCCATTCAATCGGCATTGGTCGGATACTTTGATCGACAACAAAGAGAAGTTCTTCAACGATTCGACGATCAATTCAAAGATTTGGCACTCATTGAAGAAAAACAGATCGAAACAGTTATCGAAGTAGTTGGAGCAATATTTGATTTTGATTTGTGGGTCAACGAATTAAAGGAATTGGGCGAACCACTTCTGGTTCAAATTGTTTCTGATGCCGCTCTTGAATGGATCGATGGAGACGATTTTGATACCACTCACCCGAGTGTTCGTTTTGCATTGGGAGAAAGGGTTCGATTGTTTAGTGAACTACCGAACACGACAACCAAAATAAAACTCCAAAATGCAATTCGAGAAGGATTTTCGGCGAATGAATCCATCGAACAAATCAAAGATCGAATCAAGAAAATTTTTGTTGAAGCGTCCGAAGCTCGCGCTCAGCTGATTGCACGAACCGAAGCTGTGGGCGCCGCCAACTTTGGAACACAGCAGGGCCTACTTCAAGGCGGATGGTTGTTCAAAATGTGGATCACTTCGAGAGATAATCGTGTAAGGGAATCTCATAAAATCGATGGACAAGTCAAACCGATCGATGCTTTTTTCACCTTGAATGATGGTCGAACAATGGAATTCCCTCATGATTTCAATGAACGTTGCATTATAATAGGCGTTCGCAATTCGGGCGATCGAGTTTTCACTATGGTGACCCGTAAAGGTCAAAAAACATTAATTGAAATAAAGGCGGCTTAATGAGAAAAACTGCAAACGATTTTATTCATGGATTAGATGTCCGTGTTGATAACACTAACAAAGTATTGACGATCGAAGGAGTGAGATATTCTTTTGAATTTTTTAGTCACATGGGTGAACATGGTTTTCCGGTCGGAACAGATTTTCGAGTCGAAAAACGAAAAGATGGATTATTGCAAATTATCAAACTCCGTGATCCGGAGGAAATTATAAATGGATAATTCGATAACTTCATTTTTGATTGGGATCCTTGTCGGCATCGTTGGTCTTGCGATTTATCAAAAATCATTTGATGAAACAGAATTGCCAATTGTCCCGCCCGATACTTTTTTCGTTGAAGTGCCGGTTGCACCTGATACCGTTTTCCTCGATAAAATTGTTGTCGATCGAGTTCCTGTCGTTTATCGAGATACGATTTACACCGATACCGGGCGAGTGATCGTCGAACGAGATACGGTTTTCGTATTTGAAGAAAAATTGTTGAGGTCCGAAAAAACGTTTGAATTTCCTCACGTTAAAAGCCTTGTTTTAGCTTGGGCAGAAACGCCCGTAAAAAAATTCGACAATCGAGTTATCATCGATTGGCAGGGACATTTTGACAAAGTCTATGCTCCCGAATTAAGGTCAATCGGTAAAAGACATCGCAACAAAGGACGCTTAGAAGGAGCGATCGCCGGGATATTGGGAACAGCCGGCCTCGTTTTTCTGGTCAAATGAAAATTCAGGGATTAAGAAAATTTTTTCTCGGTTTGATATTCATGATCTTTGTGGTCGTCATGGGATCTGGAATAATTCTTCTCGTCGATGGACCTCATGTTCAAAAATCACTGTTGGGCCTGGCCGCATTAACAACCGCCATGTCTGCCGGAATCGGAACGATCGTGTGGGGAAACATTCAAGAGCATAAAATACAAAACGGTTTTAAGGATGCCGCAAATTAAGGGACTGCTTATAGCTCAACTCGCTACTGTAATTTTTATTTGTAAATCGTGCAATACATCCTTGGCCAGAGCGATCGTTTGTAAATCATTGAATTTGATTAAATGTCCTCATTGCCAAAAACAGTATTTTGTCGAGGTTGAAATAAAGGAAAAGGAAAATGGAAACTAGAATCAAGATCCTTAATTTCGAAAAACAGGTCAACGAAGCCGAAGGCACTGTTGATTTTCTGCATACAGTTAAAATCGTTGATCGTGACAGCGAAGTGATCATACCGAGCGGCGGGAAACTCGAAAACATTCGAAAAGATCCGGTGTTTCTGTGGCAACATAACAGACAGATCCCCGCGATTGGTCGAATATTGTTTGATCAAATTCGAATCACCGAAAACGATATCTTCGCGCCTGTTAAATTCGATCTCGATGATCCGTTCGCTTCTTTGATTTTCAACAAATATGCGAACGATTTTCTCCATGCTGTTTCCATTTCGTTCATTCCAACTGAATTTGGTGAACCTGTTATGGACGATCAGCGCGGGGCAACCATCAAAGAATGGGAATGGCTCGAAACGAGCGCGGTAAACATACCGGCTAATCCTGATGCTTTAGCGAAAGAATATCGAGTCGCCAAAAGTGGAGAATACGACGAATTTGCCGCTCCTTATTATCGAGGAATTTTGAGTTATTGCAAAGATCATATTCACGAACCGATGGACAAAGCCGTCTTTTCTTTTTGTTTGAAAGCAGCCGAAAACAATGTTGTAGTCGACGATAACGGATCGGACGACAAATCATTGATTACCCTGCTCGCTGGTGATCCTAAAGGATCTTTCGAATGGATAAAGGATCAATTGCAGGAATCCGCCCGGGATTGGCTTGTATCAAACAACAGTGTTGTCGGTGTTCGTGAACAAGATTTCGTTGAAGTGATCGTTACTTATCGAGAACATGCCGTCGTTTGTATCGTTGGTTGGGATCGTCCATTCTCCGAGGACAAATGTTTCAGCGGGGAATATGTTATGAACGAAGAAGGCGTACCGGAATGGAATAGTATTCCGGAAGAAGTTGAAGTGTCTCTTGAAATTCGTCAACGAACATACGATCGTTTGAATGTTTCTAAAAATGTTTTCCTCGCTCCCATTGAAACCGAATGGGACAATGAACGAGCGCGCAAATCTTTGATGGCCTATTCTGTCGAAAATCTGGGAGGTTTCGAAAAAGGATTTGCTTTGTTCGATGAACAAGAAAATAAAGGGTCATTTATACATCACGACATTATTGATGGACAATTAATGACCGTTTGGAAAGGCGTGGCTCAAGCTATGGTTGATTTAATCAAACATGCACATGAGTTCACGATTGAAGAAGTTAAAACAGCCTACGACCACCTTGTCGTTCATTATCTGGAATTTGACAAACAGCCCCCGAGCTTTGATGATTATTTTCAGAATTTGACCGACGAGGGTGATAAATATCAAGAGGAAAAAAGAGCCCCCGAGCTTCTCCTTAACGATGCTGATCACGCGGCAATCGCTGATAAAATCGTTGAAATGTTAAGTTAGGAGGCAATATGAGTGAACGACTCATCTCCGATGTCGATGTCGGTAAAATCGCCAAAAGGGTGACCGATGCGATAAAGGAAAATAAAGAAGCCGGCAACAATCCCGAAACGGAGGACACGGTTCGGAATTTGATTGATGCCGAATTGGAAACGATCGAAAAACAGGCCCAACAAAAGGCCGAAGAAAAGTTGCGAAAAGAATCCGAAAAAAAAGCGGAAAAGGCCCGTCAAAACGCTGAGTTCAATGTAAATGTGGCGGCTCTTGGCGCGGTTAATGCCCCGGATTATTCTTCAGGGTCCAAACTCCACGGCGAGGGAGATCCTTACAGTTTCCGGGCGAAAATGATGCAAAACAAACACGATTTGGCGGCTTTTCATGGCGGTGATATAGCTCAGCGGATCGAAGAAATAAAAATTTTGCATGACAAAGTTTATATCGCCGGTAAAATTCTCGCGCAAGAAAGGAATATGCCTTACGGCATGGCCGTTTACGGAATGGAATCTTTCAAACAGCTTCGTGAACGAGTCAACGACGATCCTGAATTGGCGAAAGCGATCAACACGACCACAACCGCCCAAGGTCTTGAATTGATCCCCACCGGTATGTCGTCTCGATTGATTGAACGATTCGATCTTTCAAATCGAATGTTCGATCTGTTCGAACCAATCCCGATGCCGACCAATCCCTATAAGTTGCCGGTCGATACCGGTGACGCCGCAAGTTTCATTATCACTGAAACGACTGCGGATGATCCTGCGAATTCCGACCGCGTTGGCGCAACCACTCCGCCGACCGGGAATTTCACCTTTACGGCCGTTGGTCTGGGAAATCGCGTACGCGTTTCTTATCAGGCTGAGGAAGATGCCGTTCTTTCGGTGATTCCCTTGGTTGAAAATCGTATGTTGAAAGCCATGAATGACGGTTTTGATGATGCTGTTATCAACGGTGATTCCGATGGAACTCACCAAGATAGTGACACTCAAAGCGGCGCCTCCAACCTTCCTGCGAAAGCATGGGACGGTTTGAGGAAATATGGTTTGGGAGCAAATCCGGGAACAGTCGATTTCGCGGGCGGCAATCCTACTTTGGCGCTTATGGAATCCCTGTTGAAAAAATCCGGAGATTATCCCGCCGAACCGGAAAACAATGCTTGGATCCTCGGGGCGAAAGTTTACACTGGCGTTCGCCTGGCAGAAGGTTTGGGCGTTGTTACTCGGGATAAAATCGGCGATAGAGCGACGATCCTCACAGGTCAAGTCGCTGAATGGTTTGGTTCGCCGGTCATTACGGCTAAAAAAGCTCGCGAAAACCTCAATGATTCCGGTGTATATGATGGCGTGACGACCACGAAAGCGGTCATTCTCTACGTTCATCGTCCTGGATTCCTGTTGGGTCTGCGCGGCGGTATTTTGCTTGAAACCGATCGGGATATCGAAACGCAACAAACGATTCTCGTGGCTTCACGACGTTATCACTTCAAATCTCCGTGGGATCCCACAGCGGCGGCTTATCCGTTTGTCGTTGCCGGGATTGATGTTAAAACCACGTAATAATTCTCTCTCCACCCAACTGTGGCCCTTAGCGGGGCCGCAGGGTGGTGGGGATTAATGAAAGGAATGAATATGCCAAAAGTGCGATTTAAAGTTACAGATGAAATGAAAGATTATATTGGAAACGATTTAAAGGGTGGCGTTGTCGAGTTTTCAAAAGACAAACAAGTCAAAACGGTTTCTGTTGAAAAACTCGCTCAGCTTCTTCAGAAATATCCGGATAATTTTGAAGAAGTGAAAACGAACAATTCCGGAAAAACGAAAACCGAGCCCAAAGAAAATAAAACCGAAAATGCGCCCAATAAAGCCGTCACAAAAGACAAACCGGAAACGCAAAAAAATAAATAAGGGCCAATCATGTCAGATTTTATTCAGCTGTATGATTCGGATATAGCAACGATCGCCGAGGACGATTCTCACACCACAGATTCGAGAGAATTTATTACAGACGGATCGGAATTAATTGCAATTCAAATAAAGGCTTCGGGCGAAAATGCAAGTATAGCCGGTAAAGCGATCGTCAAATTAGTCGCCTCGTTGGATCGTTCAAATTACGATACTCAAATTTATGCCGAAGTTTCACTCGACAAAACGACGAACACCGAAGAACGA